CCCGTTGCAATCGTCGCCATCAGTTCGCCGCTCATTATTCCGCCCCCCGTTTGATTTTTGGCTTCCATTTTCCGTCCGCGTCGAGAAGCTCCGATCTGGCGATCCTCACCTCACGATCTGCCTCGATCCCCAGTTTCGCCGCTCCACGCCGCAACTCAACCAGCGTGATCACGCATGGCCCCTCGATGTGGATCGACTCTCCGACTCGTCTGGTAATGCACAGCATTTGTCACCGTCCTTCCTTGGTTTTCAACGCACGGAACACCGTCGATTGATCGCAGCCGATCCTGACCGCGATTTCTGCGGCCGTCAGCCCCTCGGCCCGCAGTCGCTGGCATAGCTCGCGATCCACCGTCCGGGGCCGGCCTCCCTGACGGGCGAGGAATAGCTCGGCCCTCGTCCTGATCGTCGTTGGCATCGTCGGTAGTAGCTCTCGCAGCAGTGCCTCGGCTCGGGCTATCAGTGGATCGGTCATCAGATTGCCTTCACGTTGTAGATTTTGTTGCCACGCTGGTCGCTCGGGTCGCCGGTGCCGTCCCACTCCCAGCGGCCATCGTCGTCGAGGGTCCCAGTCAGACTCCAGAGTCCGAGCGTGTCGATCACCTCAGTCACGTCACAGTAGTCCTCGTCCGCGCTGCCGTCAGGCTGCTGATCCCAGTGCCGATATTCAGCACCGGCAGGACAGCCGACTCCCGCGATCCATAGATACGTGATCGGCGTGATTTCGTTATTGTATTCTCGCAGTGTCGTCATTTTTGTCGTCCCCCGTTCGTATTTCATTTCCCCGCCGCGATGTTGCGGCGGGGCGGTTGGCTTGCATTGTCAGACTGGAGCCGATTCCCACCCCTTGGGGAGCGAGCCACCGATCAGGCTATTCAGAGCTTTGTCGCTCACCTTTCGGTCATCTCCGATGATGACGAATCGTTCCGCGTTCCACTTCACGATGATTCCGGTTTTCACGTTGAAGGCTGCGTTCGTGTAGTTCATCATTTTCGTGTCCCCCGTTTGAGTTGTCGTTTCACCGCACACGCATAATGTATCGACCGTCTCGCGAAACGTCAACAGTATTGCCAGTCGATGAAAACGGAATTCCCATTTCTGAGAATCACAGCCATTCCAGCAGCGTGAACCAAGCGGCGCAGCTTGCAAGCGTGAGGATCGCACCTGAGAGAAATCCGAGTAGGTAGTCCATTTGGAGTCCATTCCGTGTGAGAGTGTGGCCAACTGTTAAGTGATCCTGAACAGTTGGTATAATCGACCGAAACGCGAGCGGACTTGAGAGGATCACTGAAACAACGACGAGTGACGCAGACGAGCCTGCGTGATCGCGTCGGCCTCCCACAATTCGGCCTTGGCCGAGTGCGTTGGCGAATACAGCAGGCCGCTCGTCCGGCTCCGCACATGGTCGATCTGATCGTCGTTCGTGCGCTCGTAATTTCGCTCGAATCCGATGAAGTGCGGCGAGATCCCGGCTTGCCTCAGCTTGAGATTCATGAACCGCTCGGTGTCCACTTTGTTGGCCCCACAGAACGACGGATCGAGCGACTGGCCCGTGACGTGCGCGAACGCTCGCATGTTCCACGACATGCCGATCAGGTCCATCGCAGCCACGTCGAGCATCGTGCAAGTGTGCCCGAGTTCCGTCACCCACTCGGGATACGGTCGCTCAGTGATCCTGTAGCCAACGGCTTTGTGGATCGCGGTCAGGTCCACCATTTCCGCGATCAACTCGCGCCGCTTGAGGATGCAATCGTTGTGCGTCAGGTAAGCGTACTCCGTGTGAACGCACGACCACGCCGCATCCAACGCACACGCTACCGGCTCGCTTGGATGAATCCAGCCCTGTAGCGGAATCGACAGCACCTCGACGCTGTTGCGGCTCCGCATGGCCTGCAATCGTGCGGTGGTCTCGACGCTGCCGGTGTCCACGATCATGATCAGCGGTCGCTCGGTCTGGAGCAGCAGCGACTCGACGGATAGCTCAAGCAGCTCCGACCATTCGAGCGTCGGGATGATGGCCGTGACGCGATGGCCTCGCCACGGCTTGCTGCCCTCCCACGGCTTGCTCGATGTGGGTTGCCCTCTCAGTGGTGCGATCACTGGAGGGCCTATCAATTTCCCAAGGGGTTCTCCGTGCGTCTGATGGCCTCGTCAACCATCCCGCCGAGTGTGAGCGGCAGCGAGTGATAGACCGCACTCCCTGCCGCCCGAAACGTGTCCCACCATGTCGCGGCGTGATATGCCTCGGCGAGGTGAGCGATGATCTCGGCTCGATGCTCACGGCAACCGGCGACGCCCCATTCGTTCATCTTTCCTGCCCATGATTTGCATGAGCAACTCGACTTGGCCGCGAGTCCGTATTCTCTCACCAGTGCCGTCATCACGTCGCCGACGAGTTGCGTTGGAGCGGCTTGCGTTGGCGGTGTGTGATTCACCGCGACACCTGTTGCCAGCACGCTACGGGCCTGCTGCGGCTTCTCCGGCTCGCAGTCACCGGGTAGCTCATCGAAGCCCCAATGCGTGCGATAGGCGTTGGTCGAATTCGTGCCGCACAGCGGAAGCCCCGCTTCGCCACGGCAGATCGACCACATCCGGCCCTTGAGTGAGTCGCATTCAGGGAAGTCGTTCAAGGTGTCACCGTTATTGTGTCGTTGGCGTTTGCAAAATCGAACTCGACCAAAAACGGGTCGCAGGTGTAAGCAGCGTTGCCCAGAACGTCCACTCTGTGCGGTGCGAATCCCGGAGTTTGGCATATCGCGACAATTGTCAGAAGAGGACAGCACGGCTGACGCGGTGCGCCCTCTCCGGTCCCGCATGGCTCAAGTAAGTGGTTGTCAGTCATTAAGAAGTCGATCCGTGCGTCGAACGTCGAAAATAGCATTAGTGACGGGTCGCCATACGGGCTTTGTCGGGAAATATCAGCACGCCACATGCAACTCCCAAGATAGGTCAAAATGATCGTCTCGTCGAAGTACATCTGGATGCCTTCGCACGAATTGGTCGTGTCGAATCCGCCTCCCAGTTGCCAGTATGTTCCGAGCGTGATCGTCACGTCGTCGGTCGGTATCTCACCGCCGCCGGGGCAACAAACGCTGGTGCAGGTCGGCGGAAGAACGCAGTCCTGCCCCGCCGTGCCATCGCAGCCGCAGGCGGAAAACGTCGCGGTCGCCAACGTGAGCGGGCAACCCGTGTTGGCGATATCTTGCGTCTCGACGAACACATCGTCGCAGTAAATATCGACCTTCCACTGCCCCGAAGAACAGTACCACACGAAGCAGAGATTCTTGGAGTTTACCACGCAACAGAACTCGCGAGCGGGACCGGAAGGGTTATCGACTCCCTCGCGTCCACCAACGCACGCAAAGCCCTCGCAGGTGCCTTCCACGTCGTCGCAGTTGGTCGCGACGCACACCGGGATGCAATCGCAACCGGGATCTTTACACTCGCACTGCGACGCCGCTGAATCATAGGTCACGAGGTCATAGCAGCCGCACCCGTTGGAGTCGTAGAGCGGCCTGATGCACACTTCATCCGGCAGGACTTTGACGTAGCCCTCATCCTCGGGACCGGGCAGCGAACCGCGCGATGTCAGATGCACCGTGTTGACGTTATCGGGAAGCCATGTCGCCGTCCCCGTGTACTGGAGCAAGCCGAGTACCGGATGCGAGTAGGTCAGCGTCGCGTAGTCGGAACTGGTGTCCAGTACCCACGAGATGCCGAGTGCGTCGATGATGTTGTCGCCGATGGCCATTATGGATTCGTGATTTCTACCGTGTTCGGGAACACGCTTCCGCCAGATGTCTTGGTGAATATGATGCTATCAGGGCACACTATCGGGTCGGGCACACTGGCTGTGTAGTTTGCGTATTCAAACGTCGTCGCCGAGACAGAGTTGTCGAAGTATTGCAGTCTGAGGCTCAGGCACCGTTCCGACAATTGCAGGTCCGCGAACATGGCGTAGTTGAGGCCGAACACGTCGCGGTTTTCAATTCCGCCGATGAATGACACGTAAGTCCGGCATCTTGGCAGAACATCATAAGGCAACGCCTGATCTAGCTGAATCGTCGTCTGTGTCAATCCAGCAATCGTGCCAACGTTTGCCGTCAGTGGCGTCGTGCCGTAGCACAGCGCCAACCCACAATCACATCCGGCCGCATCAGCCACAGTCCACGCCGACCAGGTGCAACCCGTCAAACAAAGGTCATTGCACGACGCGTTGATCGGCTGTGCCCCCGGAAAGCCGTCTGTGTCCATCACGGGAGAGCCGCCGGTCGATGACTCTGGCCCCGGCGCCACGAACAGACACGGGTCTTCAAAATAGCACTCGCGCCGCAACGCGACCTGCTTGGCCGCGATCTTATGCCGCACGGATTCGATATCGAAAAACAAATCGCATTCAAACTCGACTGTATAAGCACACGGCACATCCTTGCCCGCCGTGGTCGCACAGCAATTGATCGCCTCGGGATATCGGCAAGTTATGTCGTCGGGAGCGGGGTCGATGTTCTCGCAGCCCTCTGTGGCCGCTGACGCACATTTGGTCGCACATTGCCGCCGGTCATCCACCTCGTCGAGACAGTCGCAGCCGCATTGACGCTTCCGCTTGCCGGTCGCGCCGTTTGGCTTGCGGTCTTCGAGCAATGCCGACTTGCCAACGCGATCCGGCGGGCAGACACGGGTGATCGTGACCTCTGCTGGAGCGACACCGCAGCCGTCTGCCGCTGATCCCTTATCGGCCAGCAAGAGCGTCTTCGTGTCGCCGTCGCACGGGCTGGCGTCGCTGAGCGTGTAGACAGGGTAGTCGATGCGGTTAAAGGAACGCAGCGTCCACAGTTGGGCGTTGATATCGTAATCGAGATGCCACTTGGAGCGGATGCGGTCGTTGGTTTCGGGGCCGGTTTTGTCGTCGCCGGACAACAGCGTTGCCGTGATAGTCGCTGGCCAGCCGGTACCGCAATTGACTGTATCCAACGTGAACGTGATCGTCGCTGGCGGCGGGTCTGGGAGTCGTCCACCCGGACGAGAATATATCGCTGGCTTGCTGTCGAGGTAACTTCCCGCCGCCGTACACAGCCCGAGGTTCATTGCCAGCATCCGTGGCACGCCTGCCGTCTGATAGAACTCCCACGGCACCCCGTCCGGGTGATCAATACAGTCGCAGCTAATGTCGGCACATTCGACGATTGGCCCGTTGTGCTGTGATGACCACACGCAACCGTGATCGTCAAACACGTCCTCAAGCCGTGATCGCATTAAAAACGTGCCGTTGTACGTGCTGGCACAATCGAAACCGGATACTCCCGCAACTTCTATACTGTAGTCTCCACATGGAGACGAACCGCCATTCCCGACTTCGCATTCTCCCGACCAGACGAGCTTATCCCCTTTGCTTGCGCACGCGGAGAAATCTAGCTCGAAGTCACCGTTAAGCACGAGACACTGGCTCTCACTGCAATCGCCTTCGCCCGTGCTGATGCCGGACGTGGATAACGCCCAGCGATAGGCACAGTCTTGATAGGGCCGACGGATCACTTTTAATGGCATGGATCAGTCCGCGACGCGAGTGATGTTGCCGCTTAAATTTGTGAACGTGACCGCGTTGCCTAAAAGCAATCGCCCGGCCCCTGTTTGTCGAGCGGTCAACACGGTAGCAGTCTCGCCACGGGCGGCCACCGACGTGTTCCCGCCGTATGCGTTGACCACGTTCGAGGCATGCGTTCCCCTGATTTGTACCGGAGCGAATCCAGTTTCAAGGCTCGTCCCGCTGCCGTAGATACTCGCCGTGCAAACGTCTGAGCCGCAGTTGATTTTGACGAGTCCGGCAGCACCTCGCACGTTGAGCAAGACCGGCCCGATTGACCATTCCGGCGTGCGGTATTCGTTGTACCCCGCCGAGTTGACGAACGGCAGGCCGATCTGAGTCGTCGCACCGCAGCGTTCGCCAATCGTGATCGAAGCAGGCTGGACACCGCTGAACGCCGCGAAGCCGTACAGCACCTGAAACGGGCCGTTGATAATGATGTCGTCGCCGTCCACTGGGAGGCTTCCATCGAGCCAGTTGAGGACGTTATCGGCAAATTTAGGCCCGGTTGCCGTGACGATAGTAGTCAGGGTCGCTGTGCCACTGGCAGACGTATCGCTGGCGGAACTGATCGTGTGAGGCACGCCAGCCGTGTCGCCGATTATGGTGACGACTCCCGCGCTCGATGTCGCGGTCATCGTGGACATTTCACCGACTGACGTGCCCCCGCCCTGCGGCAGGCACGAGGCTGTGGTGTCCGTGAACGTAGACGACTGCCACGCTTCTTTCACGGTCGTGGCAACCTGAGTCAGCGTGACTAGCGTTCCAATCGTGACCACGAGCGTCTTACTGTTCATCGTGATCGTGATCGTCTCGCCCGCCAGCCAAGTGCCCGTCATGGTGAGGGCATACTGTGCCTTGGTCGCCGCAGCGTTATTGACGAATGATTTCTGTGTCATGATTTCAACCTTACTCGGGACAAATGTCGAAACAAAGTACCGGCACCCACTCGCCGTTGATTTTCACGCACACCACATGCCCATCGACAGCGGCTTCGAGCTTGCTGCGATTCACGCCTTCCGTCTCGACTGCTTCCGGCGGGTCGCCGCTCGTTTCTTCCGTCATTGTCACGGGATCGGTCTGCGGGTCGATGCTGCCGTCTGTGACGTATCGCGCGAACGTGAATGTCGTCGCGCCGGTCAGAGCATTATCGCATGGAGCGAGAGCGGATGTCAGACGGCCTTGGGCTTGCTCGTTGTCGTCGCCGGATGCTTGCAACGGCGGCACACCGAAGATCACTCTCTGTTGGCGAACCGTTCGCGCCGTGTCAACGAAAGCGTTCCACGTCGTCGCCGATGGCTTGAACGGTTCTCCTGGAGTCACGTAGTCGAGCCGTTCAGCCATTAGCCGCTTCCAATCTTCAGCAGGTCGAAATCTTCGGCGTGATAGATCGTGTGCAACGTCACCTGTAGCGGCCTCAGTAGGGGGATCGACGCACCGCCGATTGTAATCGACTCGGAGCCTGCCGAGTAGAACACATCCATGTACTCCCAGCCGAGTTTGTCAAACGGGTCGATCTCGCCAATCACAATACCTGTGCGGTTTTCGGAATATGAGAACTCAAAGCTGATTTCCCAATTGTTGCGGCCCTTCTTCGATCCTCTCGCACCCTTGAACAGCACGCTTCCCGCTGGCCGTCCGTAGAACGTCGCGAGGTTTGTCTTGCCCGTCAGGCTGAATATGTCGTCGATATATGCGTTGTCAACAACACTGTTCGTGAACTGTGTTGTGTAGCTGTAGTCCAGCACCGGAGCGAACGCATCCACGCCACGAATTGTCTTCCCCTTCGGATCGACTCCAATCGCACCTTTGAAGTCGATCTCGTCGTTGCCGGAGATGATGTAGGTCGTGTAGTCGCCTGACTCCGAGTTCGTCAAATGCACCGTGCCGCCGACGATGTTGAACGCTAGCGTCGTGTTGAACTCGCTGGCACCGGGGTCGCTCGGTTTCGTCTGCTGCTGCGGCACGCCATAGGTGACGGTCCATATGTACGTCGTCTCAGTCACTTGCTTGCGACTGACGTTGATTTGCGGCATCCCGTCGTACGTCGTTGGAGCAACCAGCCCAACTTCGGTTGCCGCCGCCGCTTCGTCCGATTCGTTGAACGAGTAGTAAATGACTTCGCGCGAGTCCGATTGACCGGCCACACCATCCCGCGACAAATAGGCTTCCGAGACTGCTGCCGTCATGTGAATGCAACTCCGTTCGTCCTGAGCAAGGTCGCAATCTCTTCCGTGTTCTCGGCGGTCGCTTCCGTCGCCTCTGCAACTTTATCGAAGCCCGCGATGGATTGTTGACCGATATTCCGCGACGAGAACGAGCCGAGCGACACGCCCGACAGACCGCTGTCAGCCGCTCCAATGGTTCCGGCCTTGGCATTGCGGGCACCGCTCTTTTTGGCCTCGATGGCGGCGGTCTGGCTGGACAACGCCTCGCGTGCCGCCGTCAGTTCCGCTTGTGCCGCTTCGTTCTGGCCTTTGAGTTCCTCACCGAGCGAATCTTGCATCGCCTTGCGTTCGTCTTCGATCTGCGCGAGCCGGTCTTTCGAGGCTTTATCACGAGCCGCCTGCCCCGCTGCGATGCCTTGCGAGGTTTTCTCAGCGGCGCGGTCTTGGTCATCTTGCAGCGTCGCCAGCACCTCGCCCGCGTCTTGTCCGGTGATGAGTGCAATCGCCCGCGCGAAGCCGCCCGCGATGATGTTTTGCGTACCAACCCACGCTCCCGCAATCGCGTTGAACGCTGCCGCGAACGAGTCGGCCATGAACATGGCTGTGGTTGAGATGGCCGAACGGAAGCCGGACCAGATGTCCACGCCCGTGCTGGCGATGTCGTTGGCCACGCTTCTCCAGAGTTGGCGAATCTCAGCCGTTCCCGCCAGCCAAGCGACTTTCAACCCAGCCCACAGCACATCCGCCGCCGCTTGCATGTCGCCCTGAGTCATCGCCTGCACGATCGCGCCGAACGTGTCGTTGGCAATCTGTCCGATCTCAGAGAAGCCGTCATAGAACATGCGGAACACCTCGCCCGCTGCTTCGCGGACGGCAGGCAACGCGACACCCAACGCCGTCACGCCGGAGATGACGAGCAACAGCGGCGAACCGGCGACCGCCGTCAGCACCGATCCAACAGCCACCCATGCCGCCAAGAATCCGCCAAGTGCAAACGACGCGACTTGTAAACCGACGCCCAACGTCAGCAGCACGCTGCCCAAGGCGGCCAACGCCACGCCGCCGATCAACGCACCTTGAATCAAGCCGCGATTCGCATCGACAACATAGCGGGTGTGAGCCGCGATGCTTGTCAGCGTCCCCGCCAGTGCGTTGAACATGGGGGCCAGCGATGCTCCGATCATGTTTTTGACGCCCCCCATCGTGTCCCACAGGGCATCCAGCGAGTCGCCGAGTTCATCCGCCGCCGCGATGTCCGTTGCACTCATGACAAGTCCGAGGTCTCTCGCCTGTGCGCGGAGTTCTTCCATGCCGTCCGCACCTTGTGACAACAGCGGAATCAACTCAGCCCCTGCCTTGCCAAAGGTCTTGATCGCCAGTGCGGTGCGTTTGGCGGGGTCTTCGATGTCGGCTATCTTGTCAGCCATCCTCATGAACGCCTCTTCAGGCGAGATGCCCTTCGACGCCGCCGCCTGCTGCATCTTGCGGATGCCCTTCTCAACGGCACCGAGACTTGTCCCAGACTGTTTGGCCGCGAATGCCAACTCTTGCAGTGCGTCGGTACTCAGCCCGGTCCGCGCCGCCATGTCGCTGATCTCTGAGCCAGCATCCGCGAACGATTTCGTGGCCGCGGCCAGCGGTGCGACGAGTCCCAGCCCGCCCGCGAGGCCCAGCGTGCCGAGACTGCGGAGCGACTGGCCGAACGATTGCAGTTGGTTGCGAATCCTCGCGAGCGACTTTTGAAAGGCCGCATCCTTGGCGAAGATTTCGACAAACGCACCGCCCGCTCTGACGTTACTGGCTCCCACGGTTGCCTCCTAACACGATGTCTCGGATCACGCTGAATGGTACTTTGACGATCCGTGATTCGCGTTCCTTGCGGATGGCCTCGTTGATGGCGTGCATCTCTGCCGCCGAGATGATTTGTTTCGGAATCCAGTCGATTGATTGTGTTGCTTTTGCATCCTTACCGAACGCCGTGCGGTTATGCACGAGACTCAGTAGCTCGCCGAAACGACTCCACTCGTCACGTTGCCTACCGTTGGCCATCCAGCAGAGTTCTCGCAGCGTCAGGTTCCAAGGTTCAACTCCGACGATGCCCGCAAGTTTAAAGATCTTTGATCGAAGGCCGTCAGAATCTGTTCCGGCTGAATCTTTTCCACCGCCAGCATCGCCCGCTCGTTCACTATCGTCTCGACCTTCCGAATCTTCTCCATCAAGTTGCGAAGCGGGCCGCGCTTCGCTGGCGGGAAAAAATCTATGATTGCATCAAGCACGGCATGGAAAGCCGCCTCCAGCGTCTCGCCATCGAGTGCCGCGAGGAATGCGTCCTTGGTCACGCCATCTGGTGGCTTCGCGATGAGCCACACAACATCGACCAGAAGTTGCACGTCTTGCGACAGACGGTCGAGCAAGTCACCCTTGCCGATGTCGTTGAGGTCTACTTGCAACTCGGTCTTGAGCTGCAGATACGTTGCCACTGTGACGCGGCATTCGTATGCCGCGCCGGTCGTGTCCGAAAACTGCATCGTGATCCCTTATCAGGCTGACGTGTAAGCGGCTGGAGCGTTCGCGGCATACGTTGGAACGATTCCAACATCGACCATCATCGCCTCGCCGAGTTTCTCTTGTCGTGCGAACTTTGTAATCATGCACGTCACCCGCATCCCTTGGCTTCCCACCGTGGCGTTCGCTTGGTCGAGAATCAGGAACTCGGTTGCTGTCCGTGCGGCATAAGCCGTGCGCAGCGCCGTCTGATCGGTGTCGGCAGGGTCATAGACCATCACCCACTCCCAGCCGATCTTCCTCAGACCGGCTACTGCGATCTGGAAGCCGTTCATCGAACGGATGCCGATATCCGCCTGCCCGGCCTCATCAGTCATCGTGATGTCACCGACGTTGACGATCTCATTCCACGTTGGCGAACCGTATGTTCCAGTGTTGAAGTAGAGCTTGCCATTGAAGCCAAGAATTGGAGCGGTAGGTGCGGCCATGAGTCTATCCTTTCAGAATTTGTTTATCGCAACGTGCCAGCAAAAACAGACGGAATAGACCGCCGCGCGATCTTCTCGAATGCTGGTTCCATGAATGGCCGAGCCGCCACGTGAATTGTCTTTTTCCTGTCGTTCATCGCCAAGCCGCCGTGTTCCAACGCCTTCGCCGCGTCTTTCGACTTGCGTTTTAATAGCTTCGCGCCTGTGACCACGCTCATTGTTTGCTTGTCGAGCGAATACAAAATGAACCGCTTCAGCACGCCCGTCTTATCTCTTGGCGGATTGCCCGGCCTCGATGCTGTCGCCCCCGGCATAATCGACTCGCGAGCGGCGACTCTCGTTTGAAAGCCCAACTTCTCCAGCCCGCGATATTCCATCGCTCTCGCTTTGCGTTCGAGCTTTTGAACGTCGAAGTCAAATGAGAAGCCGAACGACATCATCGCCATTTCCTAAACGTGAGCCTCAGCACCGCCGTGAACAACATCAGTCCTTCGTTGTCAGTCGTCGCCATCCACGGCGTTTCCGCGTCTGTGCCTACGTCGGCCTGCTCGCAGGCTGCCGCGAATGTGGCCAGTTGTATGCCTTGGTCGAAGTATTCTTGCACGTCTTCGACGAGCGATATTAACGGGTCGGTTTCGTCGTTGTCGCCCGTATGTAGCTGCCGTTGGAAGCCGAGTAGGTATCGGCACACGTCTTGCGTTTTTCCGCGTGTGATTGTGGTTGTTGTTTTGTCCAACGGTGTCACGATGACGGACAGATAGGTCGTGTTCTCTCGCTTAATTACCGGGATGTTCATTCTTTCCGCGTGAAACTGCCCATTCCAACTCCGTGACGCATCGTTGAGTTCGGCCGTGATGGCATCGGCGAGGTCTGTCAGGACACCCATTACAACGCCTCGCTGAATGTCGCATTCACTCGCCAGATCAATTCGCTATCGTCGTCGTAGCTGTCCGGCCTGCCGCCTTGTTGCGACGTGACCGCGTATCTCTTCGCTCCGACCGTGATCGTGTCGCCCTTCGCTGGCTTCGTCAGCACGCCGTCAAGAATGAGCGTGCTAGCCTCAATCAAAAAATCCTTGGTCTTCGTTTGGGTGATCCCGAACGCATTGGACGACTCATATAAAGAGCTGTCTGGAATCGCATTTAGCGCCACCGTCGCGCCGCGTCGCTCGTATGTGATCGCAACCGCGAAGTGATCCGCGTTCATGAACACCGCGCCGACGTGACCACTGATGACATCAGACAAGCTGCGGGACATTGGATTCCTCGGCTTCTTCTTCGGTCTCCACCTCGTCGGTGATGATTCTTGCCTTGCCCTTCGCGTCTCGTTCGCACGGCATCAGGCAGACGCCGATGTCCGCCTTGACCGCCTCCAATTCCTTCGCGTTCAGCTCGACAGGCTCGCCCGGATTGAACTCAAGCATGTATGGCTTTTTGACATTCCTCACGGTGCGTCGAAACGTCGATGGCCAGTCTCTTTTTAGCATCACTTCCGGCATGTGTCGCCCTCTATAAATCGCATTACCAACAAAATGGCGGGGGTTGGATTTGAACCAACGGCCTCTTGGTTATGAGCCAAGCGAGCTACCAGACTGCTCTACCCCGCTACACCGGAGAGTGATCACGTAAATGTCGTGAGGGTAGACTTCCACCATGCGAGATAGCCGACGTTGTATCGGGCCTCGGTCATAAACTTCACGTCCTTGGTCTCGATGTCGTCGAGTCCCTTGGTCTGTCGGTTCAATGGTTCGCGGGCTTGGAACACGAACGGCTTCAAAGCTCCATCGAGGTTGAAGAGATACATCTTCGACGTATCGGTCAGATGGGCACTCGACACGATGGTTGGAACATCAACAACGATGTTGCTGTTTCCGCCGCCGCTGAGCGTCGAGAGCAGCGCGTCTTTCGCGATCTGCTCGAAGTCGGGATTGACGACGACGAGCAGATTCTTCAGCCCGGTCGTGATCGGCCGGTTGAGGAGCTTGCCCTTATCGTTTTTGAACTTCAGCATCGCCACGCGAGCGGCTGTGAAGGCGGCCTTGAACTCTGCCGCCGTGGGAACGGTGCTGGTCGCGGCCGCGTAGGTCAGGTCGTTATCCTGAGTGCCGCTGTCGCCCCAGCTGTGGTCCGTGTCATAAAAGAACTGACCATCGAAGCAGGCTTGCGATTCACCGTTCACCATCAGGCTGAACAGCAATTCGTCTGGGTGGTAAGTCGCCTCGGTCGCGAGGTCTTCGATCAATGGTCCGTACATGCCCATGCGGTCGTCGGCGATGTCCGTTTTCTTGATGAGTTCGGACGATTCCCAGTGCTTGTTTGCGATGGTGAACGTACCGGCACGTCGTTCGTTGAATTGCCGGTCAGCCAGCCACTCACGCACGCCGGTTGCTCCACCGAGCAGCCCGTATGCTTCGTCTGCCCCATCGCTAGGTATGACGCTGCACAACTGAGGGTAGAACGGGGTCGCGGCTGCAACTCGTTCGTCAAACTTCTTCGTCAAGGTTCGCAACGTGACCGTTGCTTTGGCTGTATCGAGGGCCATCGTTGGGGTTCCTTTCAGAAACCCCCGTCACTGTGATCGACTGTTTTGAAACTCCTGTCACTGGGTTGGCCGGGTCTGGACGGTAGCTATCCGTCGAGATGATCCGGCCCCCAGTGACGGGAACGGGTTGGAATTACAGGGACTGCGCTTCGAGTTCCAAGACTCGCTTTTGCAGGTTTTGCACGACGTAGAGCAGCGTTATCGCCTCGGCTGCGTTTGAGAATCCGAAGGGAGTCGAGTTGGTAATCGCCGCGATTGCGTAGTCGGGAGTTCCCGCTGCATCAGCCGGTGTGATCGTGGTCAGTGCGGCAGTGTCCAGCGCACCGACTCGACCTGTTTTGATAGCGACGATGGCTTTCGTTGAACTGACGGCTCTGACAATCGTCCCGATGCGGACGCTGGTTGCTCCGAGCGTGAGAACTAGCGCGTAGTTGTCGTCCGCATAGACCGGCATTGCGTTATCGGTCAACGCGAAGCCGGTCCCGGTTAGCTCGAAGTCGCCGTCGGTGTAGACTTCGACCTCGATATCTCCGGCCGCTCCGTCTGTGTTGTTCGCTTCCGCGATAGCGATACCGGCGAAGGCATTCACGCCCGTCGCCGTGTCATCGTGGGCGTTGCCCGCCGCATTCACGAACACGAGCGTCCCTTGATAAATGCGGGTTGACGCTGAGACCGGATAGGATCGCTTTGCCCCGTCTTGTCGCTTAATCAGTTTGTTTTCTGTCACTGCCATTTTTTTGGCTCCTTACTTGGTTGAGGTTGTCGCCCTTTGGGGAGCGTTACTTGGTGGGACCGATCTTGAGCGTGTCGTGTCCGTCATCAATGCGTCGCATCGCGATATACTCAGCCTCGGTCATCGCCTTGGCATATGACGCCTCAGCCTTGAACTCGGCCACGTATTTATCGTTCGCGGTTGGCTGGGCCTTGGTGTCGCCCGCTGTGCCGCCTTCGTCGCCGAGCGGGCCCCGTTCCTTGCACAGTGCCTCGAACAGCTTGGTTCGCACGTCCGCGACGGTGATCTCGGGGCTCTCGCAGAACTTCGCGGACAGCTCGGGCAGCTTGGCTTGTGCGCAAAGCTCGGTAATCGTGGTTTGCCGAGTGCGCTCCTCAGCGCGGGCCTCGGCCTTGATCTTCTCGACATCGGCCTTGGCCATTGGTGGCTCCGTTGGGTCGGTTGGTTCGGTCTCTTCGTCGGGCTTCGCGTCCTCAGCAGGCGACTCGGTTTCAAGCGAGTCCGCTGCGGTGCGTAGGTATCCCGCGTATCCGTTCTTCAACGCATCCTGAGCCTCGGGAGTCGCCGACCATGTGGCGAAGTCATCGGGAGAAGTGGAGTCTTTTTCTGGTGCGGTTGTCGATTCTTCGGCCATCGGTTCGGCTCCTTTTGCCTGCAAGTCTGCCAGTAACGGCAGAACGTGCGCGGGCACGTTGGTGAATTGGTTTTCGTTGAACTCGGCCGCGATAATCTTGGCCGAACTGATGCCTGTGATAAATTTCCCGGCGAGGGCTTCGCGGGCTGTCATCCACGTCTCGGCTGACAGCATCGCCCGAATGGCCTCGGGTGTTTGCCCAGTCCGCGCGGTGAAGATGTCCACTTGGCTGTCGTTCATTTTGTCCGTGATCTCAGCCGTCATTCGCATTTCGGACGCTCGGCCGGCAACGGCTCCGCTCGCCTCATGAATCATCATCAGCGCGGCTGAGTTCATTTCGAGAACGTCACACGCTGCCGCGATGACTGACATGATCGAGCCGCACAGCCCGACGATCTGGCCGGAGACGTGCGCCCCAGAAGTCTTGAGCAACTCGTAGATTGCGAGGCCGTGGAACACGCTGCCGCCACGGCTGTTGATTATCGCGCGAATGTGCGTTGGTTTGACGGCCAACGCCTGAGCCACGGCCGTCGCGTCGATTGTTGATCCGTCGCCGGTCACGTCCTCGCCGACAACGCCGAACAGTCGCAGTTCGAGCGTCTTCGTCTTCGCGTCAAACGTCGCTTCAAAGTTACGCATGGGTTGCCATCTCCTTTGCTTGCGGGGATGGTTTCGCTGGCTTCACGTTCGCCGCTTGCGCTCCGGCAATCACGTTCTCATTCGGGACGATGTTGTTTTCTCGTTCGAGCCGCCGTTCCTTAGCACGCTGCGGGATGACCAGTTCCAAATCTTGCTGATCTTCGGCAAGCACATCGGCCAGCGTGGCCATGTTGTTGTTGATCGCCGTGACCTTCGCGTCGATCTCTTCACCCGGTGTCAGGGCGTAGTTCCAACGCGGTGCGGTCCACGAATGAGCGTTGAACAGGAATGCGTTGTCGCGGTAGAGACGCGGGTCGATGTCCACGGCCCCGACGATCACGGATTCAGCGACCATCTGCTGCCAAAACGGTGTCAAGAACGTCTCGGTGATGAGCTTTTGGACGCTGCGGGTCGTCATCTTCGCGCCTTGCAGCACGATGCGGCCCCCGGCGAAGCTCACGCCTCTCCAGTCCTTCATCATCATCTCGTAGGGCCAGTTGAGTCCCGCCGCGATGGTCCGATTGTTGTACTCGATGAGACTTCCGGCCGCGTTGGCCTTGGTCGGGTTGCTGAAAACGATCTCCTCGTCAGCCCCAACGTAGGTCATCGTTCCCGGCCGGATGTCCTGTAGTCGATTTCCGCCCGCGTCCGTGCCGGTCGATGCTCCGATTGCCTTGCGAAGCGGGTTGGCCTTCGACTTGATGAACCCCGCATAACACGCCTCGACCTGAGCAGCCATGATCGAAGCCTCGCCTAGGTCTTTCCCGTCTTTCGCACGGTTCAAACTGCGAGTCATCCACGGCAAGCCGCGCGACTGACCGGCGAACCACTCGACGTAGATATGACAGACGCGATCCGCCGCGACTTCGTCATATTCCATGCCGAATTCTTTGTTATCGTTCGGGTGATTCTTGCGAATCCAGTAGGACTTAATCGACTTATTTTTGTGGTATTGAATGCCCATGCGGCACAGCGGGTCGATGATTCGCTCGGGTGGCGTTTCGAGCCGATCCACGTCGATCACTTCGACGCAAAGCGGGATCGGGGAGCCGGCCGTGCCGATGTCGCTGAACACGACCAACGCTTCTCCGTCCACGTCGAGATTCCTCGCGACGAGACACGCCTTTTGCCACAGACTTCGCTTGCGAGTCCGGCACGCGACCGGCGCGACCTGAGCGTAAACCGCTTCGAGTTGATCGTTGAACAGGTCCGCTTCGTCGGCCGTGATAATGCCCGCACGCTCGGTGATTTTCGCTTGAACTGTGAAGCCGGTGCCGATGAAATGCTCGACGCGGGAGTCGACTGCACCGCCGACGAAGTCGTTGCGATAAAGCTCGCGGCTGTTTCGTCGAGTGAGTTCGAGATCGCCTTCAAGGAACGCATCCGCCGAGAGTCGCGAGCCGAGCCAACGGCCGTCTCGCATCCGGTCGGATTCGGCCGCTTCCAGTGCGCTCGCAGTGAATCGGTCTGCCGCCTGCGTTGAAGCGTCCCACATTTTGCGAACGGCCATGCGTCGCGCGCCCCACTCGGGAGCCACGGCGTAGGCCATCGCATCGAAAGCCGATTGAACACGGCTCAGCATTGTCCTGCGAATCATCTTCGCACCAGCCTTGCCAGATTGGCCGCTGGAGCTTCGTCCTGATTGACTCGGGATTCCCAGAACGCAATCGACCGCATCGCCGCGTCAGGGTCTGCACAAGCAAACGACCGCCCCGCGATGGCGTATGACACGCCCGTAGCCGCGATCTGTGCCGATGTCTCGGTCCACAGCGCGAGCATCTCGGCGGCTGTGTATGAGTTGGCGGTGGCGAATTTGGCTGGCATGGGACATACGGTATATGTCTGCCATCTGCGTGTCAGTATCAACGAGACTGATGATTACTATTGCGTAGTAACACAAGCGGCGTCGATGATCTTGTTATTCGCGGGAGTTTTCCCGCACGTATTACATCGCAGGTATCTAATACGCCATCCACTACGCACGCGGCTATCGTATACCGCGACCATTCCGGGGCACGGACCGGCAGGGCACTTGTCCCCCGGCAGAGGGCCGTCAGCACGAGAACGGCAGAGTCGAGTCAGGCCGAGCTTGCTCATCGTTTTGCCCCCGTGCGAACCCAACCACTCGAGCCACCTGTTACGCCCGCCGGTTTCCGCACGAAGCCCGCCTCGGCCTTCTGTGGCACTGGTTGCGACGGCACAACCTGCCGCAGTGGCAATCCCTCCGCGATGATCCACGCCCGGCCGAGGCACAGCCCGTACCGCACGCAATCGCGCCAGTCGTTGGGCTGCGACCCGTGCTTCTTTTTCCAGATCAGTTTCGCGTTGCCTCGCTTGTCGGTGTCCTCGCCGAGTTCTGCGTTGCAAAGCTGCTCCAAGAATCCCAAGTCGCGAGCCGACTCCAAGGCCAGCGTGAGCGATCCCGGCTCACCGGCCAGCCTGCCGTCCAGCCGCTCCTGAAGCTCGGTCTCCCAAAGGTCGGTATTGACGTGCAGCAGCGATTGCCCCTCGCTGTCGGTGCGAGTCCGGTCGCCAAGCTCCGTCAGCACGTACTCGCGGCCGCTGAGGTCTCCAGTCGATCCTTTGCACGGGATGACGCCGAGCCGCGAGTTGCAAAAATCGTAAGTCTCTTTCGTCGCCCAGCCCGAATCGACGGCCGAGATGATCGGCACCATGTCCAGCCCACTGTCCGCGTGCCGGAATGACCTCCGCATCACGGTCCAAGCCTCATCGAGCGTCCGCGACTGCCCCCACTCGACGAGCCACGCGCGATCCTCTGCGCCGTGAGCCAGCACAACCCACGGATTGAACCCGCCGTCAGCCGCTTGCCGGTCCACCGTGACCGTCAAAAACATCCCGCCCTCGGGCACAACACCGCGAGGTGTCGGTCCCGTGATGCGTTCGGCCACTCGCTCGGGAGTCGATTTGGTTTTCTTCGCGGCCCACGTCTCGGCCATGTACGAGTTGACCACGTCCTGCAAGTCGCGCGGTCGTTTCTTCGCCCGAATCCATGCTCGCGCGAAGCTCCCCCACGTCTCAGTTAGTGCGTACCACGACGGAAGCGGCCCGAAGCCGACGACATCACTCCCCGCGTTGATGGCCTTGCCGTATATCGTGCCATCCGGCTTGACAGCGCAGCCGTCAGGCACCCACACGCCACGCCGCAGCATGGGGACGCGGTGATAGTTCTCGATCTTTTTTTCACATGCGACGCATTGATAGTAAGCCGTTTTAAAAGCGAGGTCCGCGTTAGATTCTCCGTTCTCGTCGCGGTCCCATTTGATGCCGCCGACGACGCCCTCCTTGCCTTTGACCAGCATTTGGAACTCGCCGCAGTGCGGACAGGGGACGAAGCGGAAATGCTGGTTGCTCCGTCCCATCCAATGCTCGATCCGCGAATGGCCCTTGATCGTTGGTGTCGATTCGAGAACGATTTTGTGATCGGTGAAGCCCTTGAAACGGTTGAGGAACAAACTGAGCGAATCCGCCTCGTCGCTGGCAGTCCCACTCCACTTGTCGATCTCGTTCCCCACGCCCATGAACGCGCCCACGTCGGCCAGGCTCGTGTCTGATCCGCTCCAGCCGACAAACACCCGGCACGCCTCCAGCTTGACGTGTAGCAGCGAGCGGCGATGCTCCTTGAGCAATTGATCCTTCACGCCGTCCGTCGCTGCGAGGATCGGATATAGCCTGCTCCCGACGACTCTCGACGCGGCGTCCTTGGTCGAGCTGGCGAACATCATGTTGCGGGGATTCGTTCCGGCCTGCTGAGCCATCAGGCTGAGGCACGTTGTCGTCTTGCCGAGTCGCGTGCCCCACTGAAGAACGATGGTCCTCACGGTCGGGTCGTCGAACGCAGCCAACACCCCATCGACGTGCGGGAATGACGCGAGAGAGAACGGTTGCCCGGATGTCTCGGTCCCCGCTGGCATCGTCACGTTAAGCGGGAGCCACTCTGCCGAGACGACATGCGGAGGCGGCTCGATGTGGCGGATGGCTTTGATTGCAATCACTCATCAGCCTCCGGTTGCTGTTCCAACTGCGACAACTCCAGCCGTCTCCGCAGACTCGTCAACGCGGCTCGACAGGTACGATCTGCCTCGGTCCTCGCATGGTCCCGCAACTCGGGCGGGGCTGACGTTGCAATGGCCTCGGGGATCGACATCACGACCACTCGGCACTCGATCAACGCGGTCGCAACGAAGAGTTCCACGTCGGCCAGCGGGACGAGTTCGCCTTCGTTCACAGAGTTTTCCATTTCTTTCGCGCGGGCCTGTGCGGTTTTCAAACGAATATCAGCGGCCTTCAACTCTTCGCCAACGCCGCCACCTTCTTTTCGGCGAGCGTCGCGCCATTGCGCGATCTTCGATAGATCGAATCGGCCCGGACTGCCCGGCATCGGGTTCGCATCTCTGCGCCATGCGTTCACGGCTGCGTTGCTCAGCGCGAAAAACTCAGCGACTTCGGCAATCGTGCCAACGACGTAAGAGACTTTCGTTTTTCGCCGTGCTGGTTTTGCGTCCATAAGTGTAGGCATGGAGTGATATTACTACCGGAC